CCATCATTCTTGATATATCTGTAAAACCGCTTACCATTGTGGTTTATTATCCATCTGTCATGCCAATCTGACCAATATTCTTTGGGAAATGGGATTATACCTCCGTAGGCGTGATTGTAAGACATCGTCTGCTCATCACCCATCATTTTTTCCTTAAACCACAAGTCCTCAATATGAGGTTCATACAATTCAAGCATTTCCTCGCCTCGTCAAATTCTTGTTTATCGATGAGTTCATTATAACATATTTTTATGAAAATTTCAATAGGTATTACATTGTCTGCAGAATAAAAAATAGCCCACCAAGGAAAAATCCTCGATGGGCTGTATTATATTATGTTTTGGTTATTGGAGCAATCCCCCCGACAAATTGGAATTTATCTTTTTGTTAGCGTTTTAATTTTGAGGTTTATAAGAGTAATCCATCCATACCTGTTCATTCACTCTAACTTCAAGGTAATAATCGAACTCGAAGGATTCGTCTCCATATTCAAGAGTTTTATGATATCCATCAATACACAATCTAATTACTGTTCCTCTGAAATAATAATCATAATATCCGTCCCAATGAATGTCTGCATTCTCAGGATGTTGGTACGGCTCGTTGTACTCACCTTGCATGATATCATTATTTGAGATAATAATGCAGTAATATGGCTCAAGGCTGTCGTCATCGTTATAGTAATCATTAATAGTAGGCTCTAAAATATCACTTGTTGATTTGAACACATAAGAATCATCTATTAAAAACAAATTTCCCGTCGTTCTTTTAACCCAATCAACAGTTCCAACGAGTTTAAATTCATTTTGTTGGACATACTCTAAAATTCTTGTAAAGTATTCATCTATTGTTTCCTCGGAAGAAATATAGATTTTATCGCAATAAGCAGATGTACCTGTTCTATAAATATAATCACCAGTTGGTTTTGGTAAGTCAGGCACTAATCCTTCTTCTAATGTTTCAGCAGAATAAAATTGATTTTCAATGTACGAAGGTGCTTCACACGAAGATAATACTAAAGTACATACTAACACAAGTAATGCTATAAGCCGCTTTTTCACAATCTATTACCCCCTAATAATTTATAAATTCTTATTTATCGATGAGTTCATTATAACATATTTTTATGAAAATTTCAATCGGTATTACATTGTCTGCAGAAAAAATAAGCCCACCAAGGAAAAATCCTCGATGGGCTTATGTAGCAATTATTCAGTTTTGTTGGTATTAGACTTGCTCGTGAGCTGCTTTACTGCCTGATTTGTACCCGTAGCAGAAAGACCACTCGCTGCGCCTAACACAATGGCAACGAGAACGTTCTGTGTCTCGAAAACTCCCGGCACGCAGAAATATGCGATTACACCGATAATCGCGCCGAGCGCACAGGAAATCAAGGGAATAAACCTCTTGAACTTTTCCGTGCCGCCAACTGCGGTCTTCACGATGTCGATAATCGTATAAACGATTGCGGCGATTGCGGGAATGCTTGCGATTTCATAGAAAGTAGTCATAATAAATCCTCCTAAAAATTATTTATGCGCCTGTTGGTTCAGGTGCGTTTCTATTTTCTTAATTGCGATGGTAACGGGACCGTCGCAGCCTTGCTCTTGCAAACCTTTCAGGCAAGCAAGAACGCCTTGGGTGAGAAGGGTTTGCTCCTCTTTGATGGCCTTGATGTCCTTATCTTGTTTTTCCTGTTTCAGATACCATCTATAAACGGCGAAAACAAGACCGAAAATCACGCCCAAAGCGGTAATAACCCCAGCAACTGCAGTGATAATCTCCATAGCCTACCTCCTTTTTAGTCTTCAAAGATAATGATGTCTTCAAGGGCAATCATATCGTCCACAGTGGGAATGTCCTCCGTAGTACGGAAATCACTCTCACAAAGGGTGATGGGAGAAATCCCATCGACGTCGGTTTTCCGAAGTGCAGAGATTTCATTTTCAAAGGCAATTTTAGCCTCCATATCCTTAAGGCGGAGTCTGCCGTCCGCAAGGAAAATAGGAGAGCCGTTTCCGTCAAGCTCGGCATAGGTTTTGATGGCTTTCTGTTCCTCGGAAAGGTAGAAATCAATCTCGCCCTCTACTGCCTTACGGAGCTTAACAAGCTCACGCATTTTTTTGTAGCTGGCAAACCGTTTTTCAGATAAACGCTTGAGGGGTTCGTTTGCCGTTAAAAGGTCATTAAGTTTCATTGGATGTTTCCTCCGTTATTTTGATTTTTTCTTCAAGCTCCTTCACACGAGCTTTGAGTTTTTGGATTTCATAGATGTTCATAGCCACGAATTCACTGTAGCGCAAACCGCAGCCGATAGTCTTATCTTCATTCTCCCACTCGCAGTAGCCTGCAAACTCCTTCGTGGTAAGTCCCACCGAAAGCACCGCGTCCTTGACGTCTTGCGCCACAAGACCGATGTGGGTTCTGTCACTCGTATTTTCTACGTATTTGAAAGTAACCGGGATAAGGCTATCAAAGATATGACTATAAATCTCGGCAAGTGGCTCAACCTCAAATTTCTCATTTCTATCCGAGGTGTTGATTGTGCCTGATTGTCCGTAAATATTACGCCACTTATAGGCAGCCGAACCCAAATCGTAGGTGTTATCAAACCACGGGACTATATGTCCTCGGCTTGTAATTGTTTCCGCTGCACTACCACCTGAAATGGTGAAGTTCAACGAGTGCTGCGATTTGTTGGAGCTTGAGTAGTTGAAGGTTGCGTAGTCGATGCCCCAGAATGCATTTGTATCCACAGAGGTGCTACTTGCACCTTTGGCTACGGTCGCATTCCAAGTGGTATCTTTACCCCAAATACAAGCATAGTGAACAGTAAACGATTTAGCCTCTGCCAAAGCGGTCTGCACACCATCCTCGTTGTAAACCTTAAGGTAAAGCATCTGTCCACTCCACGAGAGCTTTGCCGTATAAGTAACAGAGCCGCCCGAGTAGCCGAAGTACAAACCCGTGTTCGCACTTATGCCCGCGTCTGCTCTTATGGATGTAGCACGAATAACACCGCAGTAGATGTAGTCGCTAGACAAGGAATACATATAGCAACCGCTATTGGTAAGCACAGTTGTAGCCGTAAAGGTTGTGCCGTCCGTAGAACCGAAGGAAAGCGTGGTAAAGGATTTTGAAGAGTCATTTGCATCGTAAACAGTACCTAAAATAAAGTTATCCGAATACATCTGACTTGCCGTGAGGCTCATACCGCCGATTTTTCCCCTTGTAGCATACAAAGAACCTGCGGAGGTAACATAGAAAGTCCCGGCGCCAAGACCTATGCCGTCCGTTCCGACATACACGCCAGCGGTTGTGTTGTTGTATGCGGTTTTAGTTTTATAAATTGCCGAACTACCGATGGTGAAGCCACCAATCGTTCCCGAAGTTGCCGTGACCGAACCGCTGACAGAAAGCCCATCTTTTGTTACCGACATTACGGTGTTGCTGTTGGAATAGAGGTAGAATCCGCTGCTCGTAAGGCTCCAACCGAAAGAGGAAGAAGAACCGCCCGATGAGCTTACCTTTGATGCCACACTCGCAGAGAGCGAGGTTGCCGTCTGCTCAAGAGTGGAAATATTCCCCTCGGCAGTTTCAAGGCGCGTGGTAAGGCTTGATACACTTTGGGTAATGGTTGAGATATTGCCTTCAGCAGTAGAAACCCTAGTGCTGATTCCGTTTACCGAAGTGGTAAGCGAAGAGATGCTACCCGTATGGCTCGTTACCGTACTGCTTATGCCCGTAACGGTCTGCGAAAGAGAGCTGATATTTCCTGCGTTATCTTCAACATCGGAAGCTAGTCCGTTGACCGTTTGCGTAAGAGTTGAGATGTTACCTTCCGCCGTAGATACACGGCTCGTAACACCATTTACGCTTGTAGTCAGTGAAGTGATATTGCCTTCAGCGGTCGAAACCCTAGAGGTAATGCTCGTTACGTTCTGTTCGATCGAAGAAATATCACCTTCCGCATTAGACACACGGGTTTTGATGCCGTTGACATCGGTAGTCAGCGAAGAGATGTTGCCCTCTGCCGTACTAACCCTTGTAGTAATACTCGTTACGTCTTGCTCGATTTCAGAGATATCCCCCTCGGCATTTGTAATGCGCGTGGTAAGGCTTGTTGCTGTTTGCGTAAGAGTTGAGATATTGCCCTCGGCATTGCTGACACGAGTCGTGATTTGACCCACCGAAACCGTCAAGGAAGAGATGTTCGTTTCGTTCTGGGTAACCCGTGCTTCAATACTCGAAGCCGTCTGCTCAAGGGTAGAAATATTGGTCTCGATATCTACGATATCGCCCTCAATGGTTGCGATGTCTTTTTCGTTGTTTTCGACACGCTTTGTAACGGAACTTACGGTGCTAGTCAGCCCCTTGACATTGCTCTCGATAGTTGCCGCCCTTTCTTCCACTGTGGTGATAGCTTCGGTTACCGATTCCGTTGTTGCATAAGCCTTTAGGAACATTTCTCCCGTATCGATATTCCAATAGGAAGAACCATCCTTTGAAGAAATAATACCCGCCTTGATGATGTTTGCCACCAACGTGCCGGAGGTAATGAAGTCAGCCACGATTGCACCGTCTGCCGTGATTGCGGTTTCGTAGGGACCGTTGTAGCCTTTCTTGGAAAAACCAAGTCCGCCCACGTTCCAACGCCAAATATTCACGGCTTCATCAATCGAAGGCGCATCCATTACAAGCAGCTCGTAAGGATAGCCGTTTTCATCACCATGGAGAACCACATAACCACCGCTTTGACCCGTGATAAGGTTCGAGGCTTTCTCGATTGCGTGGCTCATAAGAGTCGGCAATCTGTCAACCTTTACGGTGGCGCTCTCTACGGCATCTTTCGTTTCGGAAATAGTATTCAGAAGCGTGTTTTTTGCCGAGCCGAGCGTGATGGACACATACTTTTCTGCAAGGGTATCGTAAACCGTAGTGATAACCTTTGCCGTTGCCGTAACACCGAGAATCGTGTGCTTAATGGTAACCCTATCGCAAAGGGAAACCCTCTCAAGCAAAGCCGAATATTCAGGCTGCTTCCACAAAGGCTCGAAGGACACCTTGATTGTAGGATTTTCAACACCCAATGGGTTATTTTCAAGGTAGGTTTGTGCCTTCGCTCTTAAGGTTTCCTCGGTCATTGCTTCGCCAGACTCAAAGGAGTCGGAAAAGTCCTTGATGAGAGTTTTGGAGTGAACTAGCTCGGTCTTCGCAATAGGCAAGGTCTGCTCACTTAACGTGATAACTACCTCTTTGTCGTTTTTATCGGTGGTAACCGCATAAGGCAAGAGGTCTGTGTATAAGCCCGAAATATCGGAGTCCGCTTCAAGGTTTGTGAGGTTCTTGCCGTATTCAATAACAACCCCGGTGTTCGTGCCACGGCCTTGGTGGTGAATAACATTGAAGTTATCCCACTCAAACTCACCGCCCCAAAGGTCAATAACCGAACCTTGCTCACCACCCAGAACGGCACGAAGGCTTTTCGGCTTGGTTACCGCAAAAGGCTTCTGCGTTTGATAGTCGGTTTTGAAGGTAAAGTTATGCGGTGTCAGTGCGTTATCAAATACAGCATTGATTGCCAACTGTGGGAGTATTTCTGTCGAACTCCATATCGGTGCAGCAATCGTAGTAAGGTCATAAGAGATGTGTTGTGCGTATATTTTCACGATGCCGTTTAAGGGCTTCGTAATTCTATAAATGCGGAACATCTGATTTGCAGAGGTGTCATTTGGCTTGGCTTTGATTAAGCGCTCCTTCTGTATCTCTGCGTATAAACGTCCTGTAACAGGATAGGTCAAAACGCACTCGTATGCGCCGTTCCTCTCCTCGGTTACTTGGCACGAAAGGGTGTCCACAAGCGTGCCGATGCCATACGTAGAAAAATCCGTATCGTTTGCGCCAAAAAGAATAGGAATCATAATGAACACCACCTTGGCACAATCTCTATGCTCGTGATACCACCACTAAAAGTAATCGTGTTTTTGCCGGGAGCGAATAGCGGAAAGCTCTCGCCCTTAACGGTGTCATTTTTTAGGGTCGTGTCGTGATAGAAATTCATAAGCTCCGAGTCGCATTCGGTATAGCCGTTAAGGGTAGAAAAGTTCCACGTCTTATTGCTAGAAGCCGACTGAATTGTGAGCGTTCCCGTGCCTTTGCCATTGATTTTCAGATAGGGTTTTGCAGTAAAACCATACGGGTTTGTCAAAGAAATTGGAGACTTCGAGTAGGTGGTCTTTACTTGTCCGACGCTTGAAAAACGCATAGGATGACAAGTAAAGTTTACCGTAAACACCCCTATCTTATTGATTTCATCGGAAATATCGAGCTTGTTGTTGAAAACAGCTCTTCGGAAAAAAGCAGTATCATAGCTGTCCGACAAAGTGTGATAGCGGTCGGGTTCTGCATATAACCACCCCTTTATCGCAGTCACCTTATCGGCAAGCTCCTGAATGCTTTTTGCCGGGATAAAACAGGTATAAGAAACCGAGGTGTTTGGGTATCTGCCCTCGGAGTAAATCAAGTCACCGTCCCGCCCCGGTATGGACTGAAATTTCAAGTCATACTTGGGGGCGGAAAAGATGTCCTTCGAGCTAATGCGAACGCCCATATCCTTGGAACTGATACCATTATAAATAAAATAATTCATGCAAATACCACTCCTTTTCTTTGTGCGTAAGCCCCTGCGGTTGCCATAATTTCGTTAGTCAACTCGCTGATGTCTTCGCTCGTATAGTTGTTGAAAGTTTGAATGTTAAGCTGAAGAATGAAGCCGTTTGAGCCACCCATAGCTCCACCTGCGACAGTGCTATGTGCGTTTACGTCAATATTCTTCGGCAAGGTTGTGGACAAATCCGCAGAGAGGTCATTAAACACACCATTGAGGTCGTTTGCCATGCTCGTAGCAGAGTCGATGGCTTCACCTGCGGTTTCATCAATACCGCCTGCAAGACCCGTCATAAGCATATCACCGACCCACGCCATCTTCTTGGAGGGAGATGCTATGCCAAAGAAGGAACAGATGCCATCCCAAAGGTCACCCGCCCAATTCGATACCTTATCCCAAATCCAATCAGCAAGCCCTTGTATGCCTTCCCACAGACCTTTTACAAGGTTTGCACCGACGTCAACAAACGAGCCAAGCCCGTTCATAAGTGCGCCTACCAAAGAGGTAATAATCTGTGGCATTGCTTTTACAAGTTCGAGAATGATTGCAGGAAGGTTCGTAATCAAGCTCATAAAGAGGCTAACACCCGCTTCTATGAATTTGTCAATGCTACCGAGCAG